GTGCCACCACGCTTCTTATATTCGCGCACCAGCCACGCATTTGCATACGCGCTCGGGTAAACCGCGAACTTGCGCTTGGCCTCAGCTTTAACTCGGCTGTAAAGCGCCTTGTTTACTGGGACGTTTTCACTTGCCACAGCCGCACCGCATCTTTTTGCTGCCCTTCTTCATACCCTTTTTCTTGCCGTTGGGTTTTTTCTTGCCACCGGCTCCGTAATGACCAGGCATGACAACTAAACAATGGGTTACACCCAGTCTAAACAGCTTTGGAACCGTATTCCAGCGTTACTCGCCGTTTTCTGCCGCTAGGCGAGTTCCAACGGAAAAATCGCACCTGCACCGATGGATGAAGCTCCTCTTCCGGCGATTGCAGCGTTTTCCAGCGGTGATCACACTCCAAACAACGCCGCTCACGCACACAATCATTGTCCTGTGACGTATAACGCCCCATCACCTTTGATTCCTCTGACCCACATTTCGGACAACAAGGCGCGTTGAGCGGACGAAACATCCTCAGTACAAGCGGTATGACGTAGTTCCCATGGCCTCAGGCTTGGCCAAGTTGAACTGCTGAAGCACAAGATACCCGAAAGCATCAAAGGCGTGGTCCACTCCTAAATTTTTGTTAGGCAGACCAGTGCCTGGGGCGTAAGTCAGCGTCCGCAATGACTTGATCAGCTCTTTGCAACGCGGGTGAATCTTGACTCGACGCGCTCCAGAAGCATCCATAAGGCCAGTATTGACCGCTGTAATCTTGTCTCGGATCTTCCAAGGTGATCTAGGGCTTTGAACTGTGAAGCCGCTGCGCCTGAGGATTGCGTGGTCCGTAACGCCCACACCGCTAGTTTTCCTTGCACCGCCTGTTGGGTCGGGACAAGCGATAACTCGACGATCCACACCGTATCTACGGGTAACTTCGTCGGCAAAATCCCAAGTTGTGGCCCCGCCGGTCAGCATGATTTCGTCAAACACGTACAACGTGTCCTGATCTTTGACGGCGCAGATGCCGCTCATTGGATCCACGTTGAAGTCAACGCCCAGCAGCAGCGGTTGAATCGAAATATCCTTCGCTTCCGTTGAAATGTTGTCGTCAGAAAAACTGATGGCCACCAAACCAGTCAGGTTCTCGAAGGACGCTTCAAATTCCTGGCGGAACGTGCGCGAATCAAGCTGAGCGCGGGCTGCTTCGACCTCTTGCTTGCTGACGTTTCCTCCTTCAATCGTGGTGTAGCTCCATCGTTGCCATTCGTTTGTTTCGTCGTCTGGGACATAACACCACAAGTCGTAAAACCAGCTAGCTGTACCGTCTGGCGTCGAAATAAACAACGCCCAACCCTCCTTATCCGCCAAAGCAGGTCGAATCACCTCAAACCACACTTCCGAATCCATAAATGCCGCCTCATCAAGCACTACACCCGACAAACTGCGGCCACGAAGCGCCATTGCATTCTCTGTACCCTTCAATTCGATCGTTGAACCGTTGATTAGCTCAATTCGTAGGTCTGTTTCGTTCTTCGTGTGGATCCAAACCTTCGGAACCAGCTTTTTTAACGCTCTCCACGCAATATCTTTGGCCATCCGATACGTCGGAGCGCAATAAAAGAAGGTTTCGCCCGGTCTGTTGAGCGCTCCACGTAATAGCTCAACGCAAGACAAGTACGATTTACCAAATCGACGACCGGCAACTAGAACGCGAAAACGTTTGTCGCTTGAAAAAACTTGGCCCTGTGCCCATCTCAGGCTTACGGGCTCTGCTTTTGTGCTCATGCCTATTACATTACACAGTTTTTCAACCCCTACCCCCCTCCTGGACGTGCCAGATCGTATGGCAGGCAGTT